GCATCAGGTCGATCGTGACCGGCACCGCCGCTTGCGTGGGCTTGCCCAGGATGGCCACCGAGCCGCCGATGAGCGGCAGGGTGGCGAGGCCGCGGAGGAAGCCGCGGCGATCGTGCGGGGCCATCTCAGGCGGCCAGCGCGAGGCGGTTGACGGCCCGGACGCGGACCACGGTGCTGATCACCGCATTCTCGAACTGACCGTAGCGGTCGCCGAAGAACGCCTTGACCTTCGCGGTGTCGATCCGTCCGGCGATTTGCTCGGTCACGGTGACGATGAACTCGTCACCCGCCAGTTCCTCGGTCTCGCGGCGCTTGGCCTCGGTCTTAAGGGCGTCGAGATCGGCCGTGGCGGCCTTGGCGATGGCATCGGCCCGGCCGAGCGCGTCGGCGAGAACCGCGTCGGACAGGTTGTGGAAACGGGACGGGGCTGTGGTATTCTTGGAGGTAGCCATTGCGATGCTCCTAGCTCGCGGTGGTTAGGGCCGTTCAAGAGCACCACCTCTTGCTCGGCCCGTCCTTTTTTAGTAAGACGTTTTTATGAGAGCGTCAATACCCGTCTTACGAAAAAAGAGAGGACGCCCGGCTACCGGGGTTGATCCTATGTTGAATTTCCGTGCCCCCCCGGGTTTGGTCGTAGCATTAGACCGAGCTATCGCCGAGGATCCCGACGCCCCCTCACGATCCGAATTCATTCGACGGTTGCTGGTTGACCACCTACGATCAAGAGGCCTCCTAAGCGAGCAGTAGGGCCTTCCAAATGCGTCTTATCTCAGCGGTTGTTGCTATTTTTGCAACTTCGAGCCTGTCGGCTTTAGCCGCACCACAACCAGTAAGTGCGACTGATTTTCTCGTCGATGGGCGCGAATTGACGGGCAAACCGGTTATTATCCGCAGATGCAACATCGAGCGAGCTAGCGATCACTCTGTCGCTTGCGGAGTTTACGAAGGAGAAGATCCGCCGCACGACGTCGGCACCGTTTACATAGAAAGTAATTCCTTGGATAGAGACGGATTGAGGCGAGCGCTTCGCACCTGTTCAGGTTTCAAAAGATTGGAAAGATGCTTGGCTGACGTGGATGGTATACCGTTCTTTGATACCGATGATCACTCTGGCGTGCCTCGTCTAAAGAAGGCGACGATCCACTGGGATATCCCTTGAAGCCCTGGACCGAGCCATCGCCGATCAACCCGAGCCATGCTCCCGGTCGGAATTCATCCGCCGCATCCTCACCGAGGCGTTGTCCGCTAAGGGATACCTAGGCACGGGAGGCAATCCCAAATGACCCAGAAAGACATCCCGAAGGCGGTCCTCGGGTTAGCCGTCCTGGCGCTTGGGGATGCCCTTGAAACGACCTTGTGCGAACTCGCAAAGCATCGCGAAAACACCGCGGGTCCTTGGCTCGACGCTCTTAACAAACAGTTTCTGGACGGCATCAAGCGCACCCGAAGCAAAGGATTCACCGAAGATGAGGAGTTCAACGTGATGCGAGGTGCCATCACGATCCTCGACATGACCATGAACGCGGTCCGCAGTCGCTTGGCTTCTGGATCGAACGATGGCGATTGAACCATCCGGCGCGAGGACGATAGATCTGCCGCTCGGGTGATAGATCGCGGTCATCAACTAGTACAATCCGAAGATGAACAGGAGTGACGTGTATGAACGCGCAAAACCGCCAACAACTGGTCGAGGAGATCATGGAAGCGATCTTGGCTCAGATGAGGGAGGCGTTCCCTCTGGCCAAGGTCATCGATTACGAGGTGATCGCTCGCGAGTGCGGCGTACCCTTTTCCTTGTCGGTCAACAGTGCGGGCCGACAAGAAAAGGTGGGAGACGAAGTGTTCGGAGAAAGCTTTAGCGATCTGGTCAGGAGCAGTGGATTGTGGCTGGCAGCGCAAGGACTGCTGATCGAAAGAGATGGTCCGTCCTACACGCTTAGCGCAAATGGAGCCAAATTGATGCAATGCCGACCGGCTTTCTTTAGCGCCTTGGACTAAGCCTTCCGGCCGATCCTCACCCGTCATCTCCCGACCACGTCCCTTCATCGAAATCGTATGTCTCGCCGGTCTGCATCTCGCGGAAGATGACCGCCCATGCCATGGATTCGTGCGGTTCTAGATCCATGGCGACGTCGAGCGGGACCCCATTCTTGACGAGCCAGAGGGCCTGTCTCAGGCTGGGGTCGCTGCTGAGTTTTTTGCCGGGTCCTCTGCCTCCGCGCCCGAATCACCGGCTGTCTTGTCGAGGCCCATCAGCCGAACCCAGGCCGTGCCCGCCGCCTGCATGCCCTCGTTGTCGAGAGAGTTGAAGACCATATCAAGCTCGCCTTGATCCTTCGGCGCCGGAAAGACGGTGCCGTCGATCTCGCGGACGCAGGCCGCCACCATGGCGTCGCCCATGATCGACATGGAATCGCTCTCGATGATGCGACGCACGGTCTGCATTTCGGCCGGGCGCAGCCGCTTCACCGAGATCATGCGGCCGAACGTGTCGGCCGCGCGCTCGACGGCATCGTACCGCGCCTTGACGGTTTCGGAAAACGTCGCCATCAGGTCACCGGCACCTTCTCCGAGGCCATCCACTCGACCGTCATCGGAACGACTTTCTCGCGGGTGACGTCGGCGTCCTCAGTGAGGAAGAACACAGCTTTCTTGTACTGGTAGCGGGAGTAGACCCCACCATAATTGCGCGTCGTCTGATTGATGTAGCCGGGGAGGAGGTCGCCGCCGCTGTTGAACAGCGTCACGAGCTGCAGGAACAGGTCCTCCAATTTTGAGTTGGTGCGCTTCAAGGTGAAGTGACCGCCGTAGCCATCCGGGATGTAGCCGAACAGCGGCGGCGCGTTGTAGGGCATCGACTTGATGTCGTGCTTCTTCGCGCTCGACTTCCACCCCTCGACGATGCCGAGATCGACCGTGTTCGACGTGTTGTTGTCATAGAGGCCGATCGAATAGTCACGACCGACGCTTTGCCGATTGATCGCCACCGCGACCTCCTAGGACTGAGATGGGATGGGATTATCAGAGGAGCTGCGAGACCGCGGGCGGCGTCGCCTGCGACGTCACGGTGACGGGGACATTACTGCCGCCCGCCAGCTTGATCACGAAGTACCTGACCGTGTTCAGATACCGCACCGCGCAGAATGCGAACAGAAAGCCCATGGCCTGCGAGGTCAGGGGGTTGTTGGTGAGGTCGCAGACGACCGAAAAGCTGTCGATCTTGCCGTTTCCGCCCGAGCCGGAGTCAGGGTCCATGAGGTTCTGAAAGAAGTTGTCGAGCAAATTCTTCGCATCGGCGCGCGTTTGATCGTCTGGACGGGTCGATTGCAGGCGACCAACGATGCTGCGGGCCGGGCCGCCATCGATCGACCTGATCAGGAAGTTCGTGAGCAGCGTATATTCCACCCCGTTGGCGGCCGTGTTGCTCGATGCGTTCCGGCCGGTCAGGAAGGTGAAATAGTCGGCGTTCAGTGCGCTCAACTTGCCGATGAGATCAATGCCGCCGACCTGAGCGTTGGCTTCGTCGGCGTCCGAGATCAGCACGCCGGACGACGACGTCTGCGTGGCGAGCACCGAGACGCAAGGCTTGTTGATCGGCGACAGTTCGGGGCTGAGATTGCCGAGGCGGCCGATGGCGACGGCTTGCGGCGAGGCCAGGCGCGAATAGCCGGCGGTATCGTCATAGACGGTCGGCCAGTCCCCCTGGAGAATCCAGATCGAGGGATCATCGATACCGAAGGATGCTCGGGTCGCCACGGCACCGAGAATCGTGTCGCCGACCGCCGTGGCGGTGACCGAGAATGTGCTTTCGGAGATGGCGAAGGAAAGTTGTACCCCCCACGTCGAAGGATCGGTGACGTCGCACAACGCGAAGGCGGCCGTCCTGGCCCTGCGGAGGGCGTACATGCCAGTCCTGGGCTGGGTGTCCTGTCCCACCATGATGGCGGAGTTGACGCCGCTGGCGCCGTCCGTGCCGCCGGTGAGCAGAATTGCGACACCGAGGGTCGGCGAAGCCGTCGAGGTGCCGGACGTGAAGACGATGTAGCGCGAACGTCCCTGCTGAAGGGTGCCGACATTGATGGCTTGGGCCAGCGCGGCCCAGAAGCTCTGAACGGGCGTATAGGTGCCCGCCGTGAAGCCGGCGCCGGAACCACCGCCCATCAAGGTGAGGGTGAGCCCGCCCGCGAGATAGCCCGATCCGTTGGTGAATGTCGGCGTGCCGAGGCCCCACAGCAGCGTGAGGGTCGCGCCGATGCCGACGCCGGACGACGACGTCTGTGTGCCATAGGACGCCAGCGTGTTACCGCTGGTGATTGATCCGGGATTGGTGACGGTAAAGGTCGTGATGACGCCACCGGTGCCGATCGCCGTGACGCGGATCTGCACGCCGGCCCCGAAGGTCACGACGTCGCCGACCGCGTGACCGGTGCCGCCCGACCCGAGCGTCTGCGTCACGGACACGAGGCTCGGCTGAACCGTCGCCGCCACCCCGCCAACGCGCTGGGGAGCCGACACCATTGCGGTCGGCACGGACGTGTAGCCGGTGCCGGGCGCCACGGTCACGGATTGCAACGCTTGGGCAATGCCGTCAAACCGTTCCGGAGCGCGACCGGGGAAAGACACGATAGCGGCGAAACAACCGGCGGCGGCCGAAGCTTGCAGGGTCAGGCCGATGGCATTGCCGCGAGTGCCACTATAACGCGCCGTGGCGCGCCCGGCACCGCCCGGAATGACCGCGAACGATGCCGTGTCGCTACCGTCCGAAACGCGGATGCCGCAGAAGCCAACGGCGCCGCCTTCCTTGCGGGCTGTCTGGACATAGAACGGCAGGTCATAGGTCCGGACCTGCGGGGTCCCATAGACGGCAGCGCAATCGTCGAGCGTCGTGAAATACTGGGCGGAGTTGACCGGCCCCCACGTCCCGACACCGACCAGACCTTCGATGTTGGTCGGCACGCCCGTGATGAACGGCGTCGGCAGGATCTGGTCGACCAGGACGCCGGGATTGACGATGCCGGCGAGATTGACCGTGCCGTCACGAAAAGAGGACATGAGAGATCCTTACGGGCGTAGGGCGATTCAGGCGCTGGGATTGTCGGAAGACGTCGCGAGCGGCTTCATCGGAAGCGGCGCGACGATCTTGGCCGGAGGCGCTGGCGTGGAAGGGGCCGGGTCCGGATCGGGTGCGGCGGGCGGAGCGAACGTCTTGACAACGGCATTGGCGTTCGGTCCGCTCAGGACGGCTTCGATCTCGGCCGGATCCGTGATGTGATAGCCGGGCGCTCGCAGCCCGAAGGGCCGCGTCACGATGAGTTCGTACATGGGGGAATGCCCTTAAATGACGGTGGTGGTCGGCTGGTTCGCACCCGCATCAAGCGTGACGTCGACGCTCGTCACCTCGTAGGCCAGGTACATCTCGACGGTGTCGAACATGACTTGCACGGTAAGGTCACGGCGGAAGGCGAGTTCGAGTTCGTTCTTGTCCGTCTGCGTCGTGCCCCGCGTGATCAGTATGGCCTCCGACGTGTCGGGCATGACGATGACGAGGTTCTGCGCCACTGCGACCTTGAGCGCCCGCGCCACCACGGTCCGGTCGGACGGGTTCGGCGCCCAAACCCCAAGAATGACGTTCTGGCTTTCGCGATCGATGGTCCTGCCCATCGTGGCGAGTGCGCCAATGCGGACCGTGATGGATGGGCCGGACGTCAGGGAAACAGTCGATCCCGATACCGTGGCACCTGGGATCTGGGTCGCGAGCGCCGCGGCCACGATTTGGACGGTGTCGCCGGACGCGGCAGGGTAGGAATAGGCATGGCCACCGACGATCACGGTGACGTATTCACCAAGCGTCGGCGCGCCGGAAAGCGTGAATGACAGGTCCGACACCACCGCCGACATGCCGTGAACCGGCGCCACGATCACGCCATCGCTGAACCCGCTGAGCGGCACCGGAAGCTTCGCGGTCGAGGACGGCACCGCATAGACCGTGACGAAGGTCATGCCCTGCGGCAGGCCAGCGTCGAGATCTTCGGAAAGAACCCAGCCTTGGGTGATGTCGATCGGTTTTCCCGAGGCGGAAGGCGACGACGTGCCGTTGGGGTAACAGGCCGCGATCGCGATTTGCTCAAGCGCGTCGAGGACGTCGGCAATGTCGGCCAACGTTCAATCCGCGTTGAACGGTTTAGGACTGCTGAAGATAGGCGGGAAGCTCACATATTTTTCAGAGACGGCGCGCACACTTTCCTTAAGATCGTGGCCACGAATTGAAATCACCGCATCGTGCGGAGGCTTCGGCTCAATCCACTCCACCTCAGAAATCGCCATCAAACAGCGCAATCGATCTTCGACTGATAGAGCGCATGCTTCGGTGAACGACAAGCCAAAACGAACGAGGATCAATGTACGACGGAGCTGTTCCTGATCAAGCGGAAGGGGCACATGCATCGATCAGTTCTCCAGCCTTACGGCCTCCAGCCGGTACCCGATCGGCGTCCATCCGGCTGCGCTGACCTGATGCCGCCACCCCTCTTCGTCCGCCACGATATCGCGGTCGCGGATCGTGCCTTTCGGGGCTGCGGACTGCGGCAGGTAAATCCGCCACCGGCTCGGGCCTGGCGCGTCGGTTGGGGTCTCACCGGTACCCGTGGCACGGCCCGTCGAGCCGATCATGGCGCATGGGATGCCGATGACGATGTCGGTTTCGCCGGCCCCGGATGGGGCAATCGTGGTGCTGACGCCGCGGTAGCGCCCTGTGCTGCCGGGTTGGCTCGGCAGCCCCTGGGCTTGCCCACCGGCCACGTTGCGCTCGCTGTTCGACCGCGAAATGGTGGCGAGCCGATTGCATTGCACCGCCACCACCGGGCGAAGCGGCGGCATGTCGGCGATGAAGAAAGTTCCACTCGATCCCACGAGATAGTCGCCGATCTGGACCCCACCGATCAACACGGCGAAGAGAACATCCTCGAACGTCGACGACTTGTCGAAGTTGAAACCGCTCGACTTGGCATTGGTGAAGACGGCCGGAACCGTGGCAAGCGGCGTAGATCGCAGTGGGTTCGACCCCGGCGACCGATATTGCACGAACGACGCTCCAAGCTTCGTCGCCGCGATGGCGTAGCCGCGATTGACCGCGGCCTGGATCGACGCTGCCGACATCAGACGATGAACGCGGCGGGGACCAGGCTCGCCGTTCCCGATGCGAAGATGCCGGCTCCTGGATTGACACCGAGGAAGTAGCAGAGCTTCTGCCGCCACGAGACGAACAGGGTTTCGCGTTCCTGCAATTCGAGCGGATTGCGCTCGTAGACAGCGGCTTTGGCGACGTCGAGTCCCCCACCGGTCGTGGGGATGGCCTGTTCCAGCGTGTAGAGGTTCGCCAGATAGACTGTCCTCAGCGTCGCGATTTGATCGACATTGAGGCTCGCGACCACGGTGTCCAAAGTGATGCTGTCGCCCTGGACGGCCAGGAGTTGCACCAGGACGGCACCGCTCACCGGATAACCGGCGAAGCGCCGGATGTCGGCTACCTCGGCCGATGTGAGAGGTCCGGTCGGCATTACGCCGAAACGGCCGTTCCGACCGGCGACGCCGCGAGGGCGCGCGCCTGCGTCATGAGGCTGGCCTTATCGGCCTTGGAATCGGCGTCCTTGCCGACGCGGTCACGAATGAAGGCGCGAAGCTCCTGTTCGTTCAGGCCTTCGATATTGAACTTGGGCAGAGCCTTCGGATCGTCCGACTTGGCGGTACCCCCGATTTCGATCTCACCGCTCTCCTTCATGGCCTTGATAACGGCATGATCGGCGTCGTGAAGGTCGATGTCACGGCTTTCGCCGGGCAACAGGATGACCTGTTCCAGGGACTTGCCCTTGTCGGCCTTGTTATCGGAGCCGTCGTTCTTGCCGACGTTGAACCCGCGCGGACCGGGCGACTTGTTGGTGATCATCATGAAAAGGATTTCCTTATGCGAAAGGTGCGGGCCCACCCGGCTGAAGAGAACTAGGCGCCCGCTGCAGGTGTTTCCGCACCGCCTGCTGGCGCCTATCCCCGTGCATGGCAAACGGAGTAGGATTTGATCTCAGGCAGCGAGCCGATCCATGTGCGCGACCGCAGCATCGCCGCACATGTCGTGTTCGCGGAGTCGCTCAATGACTTCATGCCACTGCCGATCGATGCAGGGGACCGCATCGCAAGCGGCCCTCTGGATGTAGTAGAACATCCGCTCTTCCATCATGGCGGCGGCGAGATTGGCCTTGCGACCATGCGCGGCCATCCACACGACGTAGCCTGGGCGGTCGAACATGACCTCGGGTGCGAGACTGTGGACGACCTCGTGCGCAGCCAGGTAGCGATAGGGATCAAGGAAACCACAGTCCCGCGCGATGCGGACGAAGTTGCCGTCGTCCTGCGGAAGCCAGTTCGCGGAAGAGGCGCCGTCCTCGAATGTCGTGAGGATATGGTCGCATTTGTCGAGAATGGTGGCGTACTTCAACCGAACCGGCACGGCTAACGTCTTCCAAAATCCTGCAGGGATGCGGTCAGGGTTTCCGTGTAGTCCTTGAGCTTGTCGAGATAGCGCTCTTTCGTGAAACCGGCCGGGGCATGGAACACCACGGTTCCGGCTGCAACCGCATCGACGAAAGCAAGCACGGAATCGCGATGTTGTCGGGTTTTGCTTGCCCAGACATCAAGCAGCGATTCGCTCGTAAGCTGCTCACAAACCATCGACATAGCGGAAGGCCCCCGGACGTTTGATGTCCACGCCGCCGAACCTAAAAATGCCAGGTACCTTCCACAGCATCGGGCCGTCGCGCCACACGCCCGCCACGAACTGGAACGGCATGGGCAGGTGCATCTTTACGATAACAGGGTTACGCCAGTAGGCCACCATACGGCCCGTTGCGCCGGCACCGGCGGTTTCGAGGCCCCACACGGGAACGATCTTCAAGTCCCGCCCTGTGCGCGCCGTATAGACGTTGGCCTTCTGCAGCCACTGCAGGATCGTCTGCCCGTTTGCCCCCGCTGCGTTGTATTGCGTGCTCGACAGATAGCCGAACTGAGCCAGGGGGAGGAGCAGGGTGTCGGCCATCTCGACGCCGGTCGACCCGCTGAACACGCCTGTCAGGGCCGTGTTAACGTCGACCGAAATCGCGGCCGGCGACTTCGACGCCCAGTTCGTCGATCCTGCCGTGCCGGTGGCGGCAGCCATGACGGCCGTGACGGCCGGGTTGTTGGCAATCCCGGTGAAGGACGCACCCGCCGCGGCATCCCCGACGATGGCGGTGGAATCGATAAACTGTTCGGCGGCGAGTCGGGCATAGTAGGCCTTGTCGGACGTCAGGTTCCGACCGAGCATCATGGCCTGGCTCAGTTCTTCGAGGTCGAACTCGTAGCCGATCGCCGCCATCTTGACGGGCGTCTCGTACTTCGTGCGCAGAAGTTCGGCCAGCGGCACGTCGTTGGCGCGCCCGTTGAACCATTTTGCCTGCCCGACGCCGTCCATCGAGAAGTAGGTGACGGATGGAATCCACGGCGGCGCGCTGGTGTCGACGGGAACGATCTCATGGTAGCGGATCGCCGGATACTGGACCCGGTAGACCTCGGGCTCGATATAGGTGAGCTGCGAGATCAGGAAGGCTTCGGCCTCCTGGGCAGCATCCTGGGTCAAGAACATGGAAAGACGATCCTTCTAGGAGAACGGCGCCGCCGATCAGGCGATGATGCGCAGCTTCGCAATACTGCCGGACGGCGCCGACGATTCGAACGAAGCCATGGGAATGGCGGTATTGCCGGCCCCGACCGAAGTGATGACGCCGGCCGGGGTATAATAGGCGGGGGCACCGGCCGTCACTGGACTGCCGACCGTCACCCAGACGATGCCCTTGATCAGCACCGCCACGATATCGGTAGGGCCGTAGGCATTGGTCACGGCGCCGACCTGAGGACGGATCGTCGGATCGAGGATCGCGACACCGAGGAAAGCACCCGCGCCAGGGTCGCCGATGTTGAGGCAGCCGTTGTCCGCCGTGCCCCGCATGACCACCGACCCGTAAGGGGTCGGCCCAGGGCTCTGCGACGTATGGGACAGGACCGTGCGGTTGCGCATGTCCGCCACCATGCCGGCGAAGGCGATGGCGAGCTGCGGCGTGTAGGAGGTCTGGATCGAAGGCATCACACGATCTCCTTGACGGCAGGCGATTCCCATCCGGTGGACAGGCGCTTCAGCATTTGCGCATGCGCGCTCAAGGTGTCGTTGGCCTCGACCGGACGGGTGTCATGCGACATCATCGCCGCGCGAAGAGGGTCCGGCCTCGACTTCGGAGTGACCGAGGTCGCGAGGGCATCGAACGCCGCCAGAACGTAGCTGTCGTCCTTGTCCTTGGCGGCATCGCCCATGGTCTTGACAACGGCTGCGCGGCGGATATCGGCGTCGCTCTTGCCTTTGGGGTCGAAGCTGTCGCCAAGCATCTTGCGAGCCGTCCCGATGACACGGTCGCGATTGACCAGCATGGCGTCGAGCGCTGCCGCATCGGGAAGCTTCGACTTGAGGGCGTCGATCTCGCCGTCCTTGGTCGACAGAGCCGTCGCATGGGCCGCCTTCGAGGCGTCTAGTTCGCCGTCCTTGGCACTGAGCGCGGTATCGTGCGCGGCCTTGGCCGTGTCGCGCTCCGCCTTGCGTCGATCGGCTTTGGCATCGCTGTCGCGCAACTGGCTCTGCAGCTTGGACACGACCTGGGCGGCCGTGTCCGACATTTCGACCGTGATGCCGTCGACGGTCACCTTCTGAAGGTTCATCTCGTGTTCCATGGGGGTTTGAGACTGATCGGTCCAACTGTCGCCGATACGACATTCCGAGCCGGCCCGGCCGCGTGCGACGACGGCCAAGTGGTTGCCTTGGATCTTGCGCTGCTGGGCGTCGTAGACTTCGCCATCCGGTGTGGTGCCGGGGGTCCAGTCGATCTCGCAAAGGTAACCGCCGGACAGTTCCCTTTTGCCGGCACCGACATCATCGATGGTGGACTGGTCCATCAACGTGAACGGCACGCGGATGTGCTTTCCGGCCTGGGCTGCGAGATCCCCGGTCATTCCGACCGAGTGCTGTTTCCAGTTCAGGGAACTGACGAGTTCCGATGGATGATCGTTGGTCACCGGACGATGCGTGAAGCTTGCCATGGCGGCATCGCTGAACACCTCTTCGGGCGACCTGTAGACGCGCACCGTATCGAGATCGGGCCGCCCCATCTCGCGACCGGAGTAGATCTGAACGCCGGTTCGCGCGATCAAGGCGTCGACCACGAGATAGCCGTCGCGCGTCCGCCTCGGCTCGCCGAGCGTGGCCTTATCGATGACGTGCATGACTTACTCGCTGAGCGCCCGCGAGTTGGACGCGATGCCTTCGACAACCTTGCCTGGATCGACTAGCTTACTGGAGGCGACGGCGTTGAGTGGTGCCGCCTTGCCGGGGTTGTCCTGCAGAATGGCTTCCATGCCAGGGTAGAGATTATCCTCGACGATCTGCCCCTGGGCGGCCTTGCGAAGGGCGTCGGGCGACATGATGCCGAGCTGGGCATAGATCTGCGTCGTCTGAGCCTTCTGCAGCCCCACGGCGGCTTTTTCGGCGTCCGAAAGTTGCCAGAGCGGGTTGAACAGATACGAGACCGACGACGGGTAGGATCCAAGAGCGCTGCGGACGAGCACATCGTCCAGCCGCTCCAAAGCCGGCCTCAACTCGATTTCCTGCCGGGACGACAGGGTGTCGTAATAATGGCGAATATCACTCTCACCAGTCGCGTTGAGGCCTTTGGCCGACATCCCGAGCAGCCGGGTGACCGGCATGTTGGCAGCCCCAGCCGCGATCTCCAGAAAGAGCCGAACCGTGTTCGGCATCTCGCCGAGCCTGATCTCCTTCTGGTCCCACTTCTCCTCTGCGTCGAGAATGAGGGCGTTGTTGATCGATTTCGACTGATTGACGAGGCCGAACCTCGTGATGATCGCCGCCCGGTAGGCGGGGTTCATCACATTCTTGGTCAGATCGGGTATATGGATAACGTCGATTTTGGCTTCGCTGGTGAGGGCAGCGAGGTTTCCGGCAACCGTAGCTTCGGCGCGGATCGCGTCATAGACACGCTGCAGCGTCGGCAAGCCCCATCCATCGATGGCCCAAGTCGTTTCGAGGCGGGCCTGACCAAAGAAGCGGATCACCCTGGACGGATGGATGGTGGCGCCGCCCGACGTCCCCCCGAGCGTGTAATATTGCGGCTCCCCGAAGAACAGTGAAAGCGGATCGCGGTCGAGATCGCCCGTCGATATCTCGTAACGGCTGAGAACGTGGATATACTGCAAACCACCCTTGCCGATGCGGCTCGCGTCGAGTGGCTGCGTGGGGTCGGGAGAACCGTCGCCGATGAGGATGGCGGCACCGCCATAAAGGCGGCTCATCTTCAGCGCCTTGTTGACCTTCTGACGAACCTGCAATCGTCGCTCGGCTTGCTCGATGGCCTCAATCTGACGCGGACCGCCTTTCCAGAACCGCCACTCTCTCGTCATGTCGTCGCATGGCGCGTCGATGATCGTTCCGGCAAGCCAGTCCGATTGGTACATCGAATCTAGCTCGTTCTTTCCGAGCCATTGCTGCGTGAACTGGCCCTGGGACAGCTTGTCCTTGTCAGTTCCCATCCCGGAGACGAGATTGGTGAGGGTGTCTCCTACGGTGAGGCGGGGTTGCACGGACATCTATCTATCGCAAAAATCTAAGTGAGTTCATGCACTTAGTTCATCGCGTTAATTTCCAGCCAGTTCGCCACGACATCGCCAGCCGCACCCGTCGTGTAGGACGAACCCGTCAGGGCGATGATGATCGGGGCGGATTCCACGGCCGCGGGGAAGACGGATGCAGTGATGCCGCCGTGGGTACCGCCGAGCACCGAGGTGCCCTGGGCATACTGCGTGTTGGAACCGGCTGGGCCGAATTTGAAGATGTTGGTGGCAAGCTGCCAGCCGACGCCGCTGTTACCTGTGGCCCACGCTCCCGTATCGGCGATGGCGACACCGCCCGAAGCGGCGGAGCCGACCACGGCGGCTGTGACGCCCCAGATCAGTTTGGCGCGTTTGTTGTTCGCGCTCACGGCAGTCATGCCCTGCGCCGAGATGGCGAGGCCGCGCCCGGCGACGTCGAAACTGTTGGCAGGAAGCGTATAGGTGGCCAGTACCGTGTCGGTCGTCGCTGCCGCATTGGCGGCGAGAGGGTTGCCGATCTGACGGTTGACGTTACCCTCATCGAGAAAGGTCGCGACACCACCACCGAACAGCGTCTGCATGTTAGCCGGCTCGGAACCGGCACCCGGCACCACGCCGTTGAGCAGCCACACCGCGGCGCCGGCAGCATTCGCCAGGCACATCCATACGCGGAAACCGGCAGTGTTGATCCACAGCGAACCGGGCGCATAGTCCTGCGTCGAATCGTTGGATGGAAGAGGATCGGTCGTCGCCGTGAAATTGTTGCGCACGATCGCGCCACCCGGCGCCACCGTGAAGCCGATGTTCAGTAGGTCGTCGACGTCCTGGGGGTTCGCGTTGATAAACCCATTGGCATCCAGCGTATAGCGCGCCCCGAAGCGAGACAGCACGGGTCCGGCCGTGCCGGCCGGTGCGATCATTGCAGTCGTCATTAGGTCACACCCAAGAATAGGACGAATCAAAAGCCGCAGATGGTGAAAACGTGAGCCCAAGAGCATCGGCAAGGTCAGGCGACCGGAGACCACGCTTCTTCATGGCGTCCTTGCTCTCGATCACGATCTTGCCGGAACTATTGACCCCGTACCTGACGCTCGCCAGTTCCCCGGCTAAGTCCTGCGCCTCGTTACGCGGTGCGTCTGCCAGACTCACGTCGGCGCGCAACCACTCGGCCATTTCCAGCCAAAGGAAGTCCCTGAGCTTGAAGGGGGAGCCATCGACACCACCCAGTCTGCGCTCAGGTGCGGCAGCGGCGACGTTGACGTCCACGACCGGCGCGTCCGCTTCCCGAAGCCTGTCCGCAACGCCCGCCCCGAGCCCGACGACATCGACATGGATATGATCGATGGCCTTCGATCGCCACAGAACGAGCGCCTGACCGGCCGTCGTCATGGTGTCCTGCTTTGCCTTGATCTCGATATGCTCGACCCGAGCGCCCTGACGGATCAGGAACACGGTGCGGTCGTCACCAAAGCGCGCGACATCGACACCGAGGATGCGAGGGCCTTCGCCCACAACGTCCCGCCGTTCCAGCGCAGCTTCGGTAGTCTCCAGCGGAATGAGAACATCGTCGTCCTGCCGCGGAAACTCACCATCGGCACGGACCCGGACGACATTCGACCCTTCCCCGAATTTCCGTACCAGCAAGGGACGGTAACCGGGATCGACGAGGGGGCTATCCGAACAGGCAAAATGCAGCGCTGTGTAGTCGCCGCGATCCTGTTTATGAGACCTCGCGAAATAGCCCGTGTTGCGCGTCGGGTTGCCGACCATGAGCAACCTGGCGCCATGGCTGGACAGAGCGCCCTCGGCAACCTCGAAAATGGTGTCATCGACGCCCGAGGCTTCTTCGATGACGAAATAGATTTGGCCGCCGTCGCCTACACTCCGAACGCTGTGACCGTCATCGGCGATGACGAGGTCTGCGGCGTGGAAGCCTTGCAACGCATCCGGTTTGTCTTTGCGGGCTGTCCTAGCAGCGGCAAACCATTCGTCGGGAGCACCAACGTCACAAATCCTGTCTTGCGTGATCTTGAACAGGCTGGACAGGTAGAACGCCGGGTGCAGCTTGTTGGCTCGACTGACCTCATCTGAGGCGCGAACCCATTTCGACATTTCCGACCACAAGACATCCCGGAGCTGCGATGCGGAAGGTGCGGTACAAGGCACCTTCGGGAAATCGAAGCACTCCAGCATCCACCAGATGGAACCGGCTACGACGGAAGTCTTACCGACACCGTGTCCTGCCCGTACCGATACCTTGGATCCTGACGGCGCAATGGCCTGAAGTAGCCTGGTCTGCTGATGCGTGGGTTTTAGCCCGAGCCGATGACGGACGTAACTGTCAGGATCGGCGCGCCAATGTTCCCGTAACTTCTGCCAATCGACTACGTCAGCCTTGGTGATCTCCGCCACTCTTCACCGCCGCAAGAAGGGCGGAGACACCGCCGGCTTCGAGTTTGAGCCCACCCGAGTGCTCGACTTCCTGCTTGTCGCGCCACTGATCCTTGCGGCGGTTGAGGAGCCACAGCCGGCCAGCGGCGGTATCAGGTGGCACATGCTCGCGGTAAGGCGTCTGCACGATCTGGCCAGCTACAGCCATGATCTTCACGGCGTCGAAGGTGTAACCAACCGCGCGATGGTAGAGGCTCATCTCCACCCGATCGTCGGCGGCATCCTTCCCCACGCGAGTTGCGGCAGAAAAATCAGCGAATTCAATTCGCCACTGCCGGATCGTTTCGGTGGTGATACTAAAGAAATCGGCAAGATCGATGTCCGTCGCGCCGAGCTTGCAGAGCTTTTCCGCTTCGATAGCGACTTGCGGATCGTAGGACCGCTTGACCCGAGAGGGTGGTTCTATTGAGGGCGGAACGCCCTTGTAGGGGTTCGGCTTGCGGCCGGCGCCTGGACGCTTGCCGCCACGAGCCATTTGAATTCCGATCTAATCAAACCTAGCCTGAACCGCCAGGGATCTTGCTGTTTACCCATCGGGCGAATTTGGAAGCAGAGGCAAGATTCGAACTTGCGATTTCCGGTTTATGAGACCGGCGGGGACGACCGTGCTCCCCTACTCTGCGTTAACTAAGCGTAGCTCTGGGCACCGCTTCGCACGGCGCTACGGTGTAAAAAAAGCCACACCTCGTCCGTGCTGTGATTACGTGCATATCCTGAAACGGTTGTCAACTGGCTTCACCCGGCTTCCGCGTGGCACGAAGCGTCCCCGCTTCATCTTGTCGTCTGTGTTGTCCTGTACGGTTCCCAAGACAAGGTGCGCTGGATTACAACACATTGTGTTATCACACGTGTGCCGGATCAGCAGACCGTCTGGAATACGCCTCCGATGGTGAAGTTCCCAAGCCATCCGGTTGGCCTTAATCTCCCGCCCGCCAATTGAAGTTCTGCCATAATATAGCCCATTGTGACCTGAGAAGCCTTTCAGCCATAACCAACAATCATCAGGTCCACGTTTGTGGACAGACTTCCAGAAATCATGCAGAAAATGTTCCATGTCTTTCCCCCGCAAGCTACTCGCCGGCACAATGCAAGAGGGCACCGCGCTTCCCGAAGCGGTCAAGAAACAGCTTGAGCCTGCTCCGGGGATCAGCATCGAGAATCATGTTCATCGCCTCGCCGAACCCTTGCGTCGCAAAAGCACGGCGCTTCGGCCGGTCCTTCATGGCCTTCGACCATATGAAATCCACCCACCGCCGTTGATTGGCGAACATGAGATCTCCCACGACGGTGTCGCGTACCTCCGCCATGCCGCCGGCCATCTTGACGTAGCCGGCAACGCCGTCACAGAGACGGGGCGTTCGGAAGTCGATATCGCCGCGCGCGTCCGGATCAAGCCCGACGAACACGTAGCGCGGAAAGAGCGGGCGTAGCCGCACGATCTCCTTGCGGTGAGACACGACCCATTCCGCGATTTCGGGCGCACACGCCTGAGATCCAGCCTTGGCTATAGCCTCGACAGCGACGGCCTCGGCAGCTGGCTTAGTCTGAAGGATAAACCATCGACGGCCGAACGTAACCCGCACCGTCTCCGCATAGGCCGCCGCCCCGATCTCGCGAGGTTCCAGGAGGCTATGCTTGCCGAACGCCGCGCTGATGTCCTCGGGCGGGCTGTCGCGGTCGATCGTGGATCGCGCCCCATCCTGCTTGGCTCTGTCGATGCGGGATTGCTGTTCGCCGTCGGGGATGTCGTCGTGGGGACGGCGGGGAGTGCCGTCTTCGTCTGGAATTGAAGAGATCATCGTGATCCTCTATGTCTCGCTTTCGGAATGGCCCGGCTAGAGCTTTCCTTTGCGAGACGCCCGTCCGGTGA